ATGAACCAAGATTCACCAAGTGACCTATTAACAGGTAGTGCATCTTTATTTAGATACGACACAGAAACAAAAGAATTTAGAAGTGTGAGAGAATTTATGTGTCCATTCACTCAGCAAGGATTGATAAACGAGTCAAAGTTAAATTCAAATAGTTTTTTAGTAACTGAGTTGGGTGAAATTCTATCGGGCAAAAACTATTCAATAAACGATAAGTTTGGAGAATCGGTTGAATTGAAAAATGGAACTTGTGCAATTGGTTCTCCTGAATCACACATACATGGTGTATGCAACGACGCCAGACAAGGTCATGTATTTTTGTATGATGTTGACAAGGGTGGTTCTGAAAATTGGGGTTTGACTGAAATAATAGAAGGTGATCCTGGATCGGAATTTGGTTCGTCTATTTCAATACACGGAAAATATATGGCTGTGGGTTCACCTGGTGCATATAAAGGTAAAGGTGCTATATACATTTTTGAAAAAACTATTAGAAACAAAACATCTCCTTGGTGGAGAATATCAGACGCACATTCTGACTTTTGCTATAATGAAATGTCAAAAACTCATCGTGGTATTCCCGTTTGTGATAAATTAAAAGAGTTAAATGAATCTGCGTATCGTTGGAAAATAAAAACTGCATCACCTGAGAATTATGGTTTAACTTATTTTGGTACAACCGAAGATGACGTATGTGAATTAAATCAAATTGGTACTTTTGAAAATGATGAAGAAGTTTCATCTTTCGGTTTTGAAACCTCATTTCCAGTTTCACATTATCATAAATTTGATAAAGAAAGACGTACACCCGAATATGGAGAAGGTGATATTACTTGGAATTTAGTGGCAATTGTCAAAAGTGAAAAGGTAAATCGTCTCGGTGAAAATGTTAAATTGTATGACGATTTGTTAGTTTCAACTTCACCTACATCTGATCATAAAAAAGCAGTAGTGTTTAAGAAATATAAATCAGAAGATGGATGTTTTTTGTGGAAGCACACCCACTCTTTGCATAAAAACTTTATTTACAATTATGATTTTGAAAGTGTAAATATTTCTAAATATTTCAATGATATAAGATTTAATCTTGAAGATGACACGATTACAATAGAAGTTGATGTAAAACAAGTTGCGGAATCAACTGATGTAGGTTTTATTTATAGATTTGACAAATTGTTTGGAGACGGAACTGACGCATTTAATAGTAGACTTTTACACGGTGGTGAGGTTGTAAAATCAAATAAGTTTAAACTTACTGATGTTCCTCCTGGAGAGCATAAAATTTATATAGGTAGGTATATTGACAAATATTTAGTTGGAATTCCATCGGTTATATCATTTTCAATAAATCCTCATATACAAGAAGTAGAGGAAAGATCACCCCAAGTCAAATACCCATATCAGTATTTTTCAAATAAATATACAAACTACGGAGTATCACTTGAAACAAATGGTAAATATATTCTCATAGGTGATGACAATGATAGAATATATGTTGATACGGATTTAGAATTAACAAAGGGAGTATCATATTCATCGGGATCAGTGTGGGTGTACGAAATTGAAAAAAATAGTATTTCCTATTTACAAAAATTATATGAAATAGACGATGAGGAAAGACGATTTAATAACAGATTTGGATGCTCTATGTCAATGATTGGTAACGACTTTATTGTAGGGTCTCCTTGTACAGATGAAAGTAAAATAATATTAGAAAACACGGGATTAGATATTAAGATACCTGATTATGAACTTGGAGTAGAAAACTATAATGAAGAGTTTTACAATGTTCATCAGTCATTGTTTACTTCATTTACCTATGAATTTATAGGAGATGGTGACATTGATATGTTAATTTATATTGATGTAAAAGATTTGGTTGATATTAATTTAGAAAATATAACTGACTTTGAACTAAATGCATCTTTTATATTTTCCGACAAAAATTATATTGATACTAACAACGGTGAACTTACCCGTGGTATTTACAAAAATAAAAACTACTTAACGGATAACAAAGTTTGCTTTGCAGTAAAAACAATTTCACACTTATTTGATCCAAATGAAAAAATTGAATTTTTATATTCAATAAAACGTAATAGTATACAAGGCACAGCCACATATTTTAGAATTGGTGAAAATAACAAAATAAAATCTCTTAAAAATATAAAAAGTGTAAAGCAAAAGAATAAAGTAAAAACAAGTTATGGAATTGATGTATCGTTGAGTTCTACAAGAATTTATGCAGGAAATTCAATAATAGGTGATTGGCCGGTTGATCAAATAACTGGATTTGATGACACAGAGATTGTATCATTTGACGATTGTTCTCACATATACTCAAACCGAGGTGATATAATTTGGGGGAACTTGGAGAAGAATGATTTAATTTTGGAAGGTTCAATACTTGCTTATGATGTTAAAACAATAAGAGATGGTGGTAAGGTTTATGTTGGTAATGTATTTTACAAAAATGGAATCGCAGTAATATCTGAGTTATCTGAGTATTATGAAAATCTTTTAAAATTTGGTGGTCGTAATGGATATGAAATTACATTTGATAGTATTAATAGTATTTATGAAAATGAAATTTTATGTAAAGTAAATCCACATGAATTTAATGCAAGCACAAATCCAACTTCTATTATAGAGTCAAATATTGCATTTGATGTAAATGGAGATGGAAAGTTTGACATAATTGATTTATCTTTTATTTATCGTTATATACTTGGTTCTTTCAGAAGATCACAAGTTGATGATTCCGAAACGGGTGAATTATCAAATACTCTTGTGCTAGAGCAAAACTCCAACTGGCCAAATGAAGATGTATTGATGAGTGAGTCGGAAGATGCATTGTTTATAAATGTATTACAAAATCTTACAAGTGACATGAATCTAAGTAAGTCTGAGGAACTTAAAATTTTAGATAAATTAGATCAATTAAACTCATTAAAAGAAAATGGATTAGATATAGATGGTGACGGGGTTGTATCTGCAAATGATGCGAAACTATTAGCAAGATACTTTGTTGGAAGACAAGGTAAAGCACTTACAAGTGGTATAATAAATCCATTAAATTCCACTGCAATTCGTAAGAACGCATTTGAAATAGTTCAGTATCTGGATGAAAAAACTGGAAAATACAGTGGTAGGGAAATTATAAAAGACTTTTTAGATTATGAAAAAAATGATCTCAACGATAAAAAAGGTAGTTATCTTGCACCATATGCAACAACTATTGGTTTATATGACGGAAACGACTTGGTAATGGTTGCTAAATTAGCAAAACCAGTAAAAATCATACCAAACTACCCAATAAATTTTTTGGTAAAATACGATGTTTAACATTTCAATCTAATATTTATATTAAAACTTCAACAAGGAGACAAAAAAATGGCAGGAGAAGCAGACTTACATACAAGTAAAAATTCAAGTTTAAAAAACGGAGTAAAGTTTTCCGACTTTAGAACTGGGCAAGATAGAAGAAGAAGTGGTATAATTGGTCGGTTTGAATCAGACGGAGCAGGAACATATTACAGAAATTCAATGCCTGCACCAATTGCGGGATCTGCTCCTGGTGTAAATACATTCGCAAGAACCGGTGGTCGTGGTCAAGGTGTTAATTTCTTTACTTACGGACAAAATGTTAAAAAAGGTGATCAAGATTTTTTAAGTGGAGTCGCACGTGGTGATGTTGGTGGTGTAGAAGCAGGAGCACAAAACGACACATTTAGTGGTGGATCAACAATTGCAGGATTCACAACTCACATTAGCAAAGGTATGTCTCAGTATAGTGATTATGGTGCTGACACCGGAGCAATAGGTAAAACTGCGGATGCAAGTTATTATCGTTCTGGTGGAGGAGCAGCTTTTGATACAGAACGATATGCTAATTATATGGCAAACATGGTTGGAACTCAAAGTGCTGAAGGTCTTGCATCTGCTGGTCAAGGAGTTCTTAGTAACTCACGTACTGGTGTTGAATAAAACTAAATAATTGACTTTTAAATTAATTTGGCATATATTAATTTATGCCAAAAAACAAATTATCCCTCGGACTGGATTTAAGTTCTACTACGGTTGGTTATTGCTTTTCATCATCTTCAACTGATATTTTAAAAGCAGGATTCATTCCAGTTCATAAAGAAATCTCCATTAGAAGTAAAGCACACAAGGTTGCAGAAGAATTGAAAAATATTCAACTGCAACCTTTTGTTGTTATTGTAGAAGATTCATTGAGTGGGTTTGGTGGTGGAAGAACCAGTCAACAAACTATTGTAAAATTAGCAAAATGTAATGCTATAATAAGTTATGTTGTAGAAGAACTGTATAATTTAGAAGTACAACATATAAATGTATCTACCATGCGTAAAGCAGTATTTGGTAAAAGTAGAGAAAAAGGATTGGATAGTAAAACATTTGTAAAGTTTAATCTTGAAAATATGCTTGATTTGTCCGACTTTATTCACTATAATTCTAAGAATAATTATGATAAAAAAAACTACGATATGCTTGATGCCGTGGTCGCATCTCTGTATCATTGGTATTCTTTAAAATAGTGGGCATCTCTGAACAAAAACTTCTCAATCTTCTGCAAAAAGTATTAGGAACTGGAAAAATCGTCTCTAAAGACGAGGCTATGTTTATGTGTCCATTTTCACATCATAGAAAACCCAAACTTGCAATTAATCTATCTACACAGAGATGGCAAAGTTGGATCGATACAAATGCAAAGGGAAGATCAATTTATGGTTTATTCAAGAAGATGGATGTTGCTCCTCAGTATCTTACGGAACTGTCAAGAATTGTAAAGATACCTAAAAGTACGCAACAAACTGAAGAAGAACAAATTAAAATTCACCTTCCATACGAATTTACCTCATTGCAGTATGATAATGAAAAAACAAGAGCATCAAAGTCTGCGTTTAATTACCTAAGACAACGAAATATATTTTCATATGATATAGAAAGATATAATATTGGATATTGTGAAAGTGGTGATTATGCCAATAGAATCATAGTACCATCATATGATTGTGACAATAATTTAAATTATTTTATAGCAAGAGATTTTACAGGAACTGCTTATTTACGATATAAAAATCCACCAGTTAGTAAAGATGTTGTGGTGTTTGAGAATCAAATTGATTTCTCTGAACCACTTATTTTTTGTGAGGGTGTATTTGATGCTATGGCAATTCGTAGAAATGCAATTCCACTATTGGGGAAGAATATTCCGAGCAAACTAAAAACAAAATTAGTTGAGCATGGAGTTTTTGAAGTATGCATCGTTCTTGATAATGATGCATTTAAAAACGCATTACAAATTTCCGAAACATTGATGAGTGAAAACATAAAAGTTAGACTCGTTAAAATGGGAAATGAAGATGCGGCGGACATTGGGTTTAATAATATAATTCACAAAGTTAAAAACGCAGAATTACTAGATTTTAGTGAATTAATGAAACAAAAGTTATGCATGAACTAAAAACAAATTTGAAGAATGTTGAAAAAGTATATCATTTAGCAGACATTCACATAAGAAACGTAAAACGACATACAGAATACTCTTTGGTGTTTGATAACTTTTACAAACAAGTAAAAGAAGACGACCTTGATAATGCAATTATTTTTATTGGTGGTGACATTGCTCATGCTAAAACAGAAATGAGTCCTGAGTTGATCCATCAAATTTCATCATTTTTAAGAGAATGTTCTAAACTTCACCCCACGGTTGTTATTGCTGGTAACCACGATTGTAATTTAAACAATCCTGATCGTCTTGATGTATTGTCTCCTATTATGGACATGATGGACGATGACAATTTATTTTATTTAAAAGATAGTGGTGCTTACAAAATAGGTGATGTTGCAATTGGTGTATTTGGTATTTTCGATGATCCTAATGAATATGTACGTGGAACAGATATAACAGATGAATCTATTAATACAAAGATTGCAGTTTATCACGGTGCAGTAAAAAGAAGCAGAACTGATGTTGGTTATGTTGTTATGGGAGGTGACATTGAGTTGCCTATGTTCAATGGGTATGATATAGTCATGTTGGGTGATATTCACAAATATCAAACACTACAAGAATATCAAACAGAGCATAGATTTATACCCGAATCTAAAGTTGATGAATATAAACTAGAGGGATGGGAACTTGCAGATGTCTAAACGATTTTTAATAAAGTGCAACCATATTCACATTGGTGATATTTTATTTGCAAGCAGTGTTGCAAAAAAATTAAGTGAAGAGCAAGGACCATGTTCTGTTCATTTCTCAGTAAATTACTTGCAACCGATTGAGTTGCTTAATAATAATCCTTACATTGATAAAGTCTTCTTTAATGAAAGTGTAGGAACATATGATGAAGTTTTTAATTTAATTGAAGACACCGATACACTAAATCCATATGAATCTGCTGTGTCTCAATTTCAAAGAATGTGTAATATTAAAAACTTCGACGATACCTTTGAAATTTATACAAACCCTTCTTTGGATTATTCAATTAGTGAAAGTTTTCGTGAACTTGTTAAAATAGGTGATTGGCCAAACTCATTAATTAAAGTAGGTTATCAATGTGACTGGGATAAAAAAAGTTTTTTATTTACAGAAGAACAATATGAACGTGCCGAAAACGGAGAAGACGGGACAGGATATGGTGATGGTTCTCGTAATATATATGATATTATCAATTGCTTAGAAGTTAATCCTAATATTATGTTATTTGCGTTGGGTCTTGATGATAAAATTTCAAAAAGATATCCTGCGATCAATTCAACTAGCAAATTTACTTTTACTGCAAGTTTAATTAAGAATTGTGATTTTGTTATAGGGGCAGAGGGATGTTTAACAAACATATCATCTGCATTGGGTGTGAAAACAATAATTACCACAGATTATATACATCAAATGTTTGGACCTAAAGGAATTAAATGGCAACAAGAAGGTGGTGACTTAAATAATTTAGAGAGTCGTAAACCTTTTCTAGGACCTTGTAATTATTTTCCGAACGCAGACCACATTCATCTTAATCCATATCTCACCGATCAACAAGTCGGAGAAGAAATTTTAAAAGTAGTTACACATGGAAGATAAAGAGAATTACATAAAAATAAAAAGACACAATGGTCAAAAACCAGTTGTGGTTTATTCGGGAAGCATGATTCAACAAAATCATGGTGAGAAACCATTTGGTCATGGTTATGTTTTGTGGGACTTAAAATCACGTACACACACGCACAAAGAAGTATTCAATGAATATGGATACTATACCATTGAAGTAAGAGACGGCAAGTGTGTAAGTGACTTGGATAAACTTCCCAAGAAAGCAAGGTTGAGGGTAAAAGTATTTAATACAACGGCAACGGAAACTAAAGAAATAATTGCAGAGATACGAAAGAAAACGAGCATAACTGACTTAAATGTCACACGGTGCGATGCAATATCTGAAGCAAAAAAGTTTGATCGTGATAATAAATTTGACTTTGGTGACATCTCATTAGTACAAGTACAAAATGATTTAATAGAAGATTATCTTCGTAGAAATTTTGTTGTCGATGATGATCAGATCAAAACTGCGTTGGATATTAATAAAGAAGTTAACGATAAACTTGTAGTAAAAGAAGTTCTGCGTAATTGCATTTGGAAACCAAAGAAGTTTGAGTTCGGAAATATGTTTAGTTACGGAGATGGAAACATCATTGACTTTTCTAATATGAAAAGTGTTATGGGATTGTTTGCATCTAATGCAAGTGGTAAAAGTAGTGTAATGAGTGCATTGAGTTTCTGTTTGTTTGATAAGTGTGATCGTGCTTTTAAGGCATCTCATGTTTTAAACACACAAACCGATTCATTTTACTGTAAACTAAATTTTGAAATAGGTGGAGTAGATTATTTTATTGATCGTCAAGCAACAACAAAGAAGAATGGTGATGTAACTGTGGTGGTAGACTTTTGGAAGCATGATGACGATGGCAACATAATATCATTAAACGGAGAGCAACGTGCAGGAACAAATGCTATAATTCGTGACCATGTAGGTTCGTATGATGACTTTGTTTTGACTACATTAAGTTTGCAAAATAATAATGCAATTTTTATAGATAAAAGTCAAAGTGAACGAAAAGATTTACTTGCACAATTTATGGGCATAGATACATTTGATCAATTACACTCCACTGCTTCCGAAGACATTAAAGAAATAAATGCTTTACTAAAAAGATTTAATCGTGAAGATTTTGATGAAACTCTTGCAGATGTAAAAGAAAAACTTGAGAGAGTAAATGAAGAGTATAATCAACAAGATAGTAAGACTAATGTAGCATTACTTGAACAGAAAAGATTAAATAAAGAATTAGCAGATAAAAACTCATTATTTAAAAATTGTTCATTTGATGAAACCGCAGTTGATATTGATAAATTAGAATTCAATAAAAATAATTTAAAAGAAAGACTTGAAATAGCAAAAGACAATCGTTCTGATGAATCTACAAGAAAGAAAAGTTTAACACTAGAAAAGAAAAATTGCTCACAACAAATATCTGGGTTAGAAGGTACAGAAGAAAAGTATATAAATGTATTAAAAGTCCGTGAAGATATTACAAAAGTAGAAAAAGATTTGGCCGTATTAAGAACATCAGTTAATGCTAAGTTAGATAAACTTAAACATTATGATAGTCATCAATATGATCCAAAGTGTAAGTTTTGTGTTAATAACTCTAAAAATCTTATTGAAAGTGCAGAGCAAACTAAAAACGAACTAGATAAAGACAAAGCAGCTGCCGATGAATTAGTAAAGCAAAAAACTATTTTTAGTGATATACTTGAAGATAATAAAGATGTAGAAACTAATTACGAATTGCTAAAAGACTTAAATAATAAATCTAATCAACTTGTATTTGAAATAAACGAAGCAGATTCTAAAGTTCTTGCTTTGTCTAGTATGATTGAATCTCTTGAAAAAGATATTGTTTTAAATGATAAAAATATTAAAGAATATTATGAGTGCAAAGACATAATTGAGTTTAATAAAAATATACAAGATGAAGTTGATGAATTAAATTTAAAATTAAATTCTGTAAATAAAATTGCAAATGACGAAAGTGAAAAACTTCAAACACTTTTCGGTGAAGTGAAAATTGTAGAAAAAGAGCATGAAGACGTAATTTCTTCAATTGAAGAAGCAAAAGGTTATGAAAGAAAAAAACGAGGATATGAACTTTATCTTGATGCTGTAAAACGAGATGGTATATCATATGAACTTATTTCTAAAACTATTCCTAGTATTGAAAGTGAGGTTAATAATATTCTTTCTCAAATCGTTGACTTTGGTATGAATCTTGAAATGGACGGAAAGCACATTTACTCAAAGATTACTTACGAAGACCGTCATTGGCCATTAGAGATGTGTAGTGGTATGGAACGATTCATAAGCAGTATTGCTATGCGTGTAGCACTTATCAATGTAAGCAGTCTTCCTCGTTCTAATTTCCTTGTTATTGACGAAGGTTGGGGTACATTAGACGGAGACAATATTAGCAGTGTATTTAATCTATTTACTTATCTAAAAGGTCAGTTTGAGTTCATCGTGGTCATTAGTCATTTGGATGTTATGCGAGATATGGTGGATGAAATTGTAGAAATTCAAAAAGAAGGTTCATTTAGTAAGATAAAATACGGAGCATAAAACATATTTAGATATATATTTATTATGTACCTGAATTGTATTTATGGAAAAATCCGAAGAAAATCAAAAAGTCCAAGAAACCCTGATTAAAGCAGGATTGCGTAAAGGATACTTTACACTTGTAGAGGGTGTATATGATCCTGGTATTTTAAAAGCAGTATTTCTAGCAGGAGGTCCTGGGTCAGGTAAATCTGCCACTGTTGATACATTATTTAATTTTCCACCTGACGCAGCCAATTTATCTCCAAGTGGATTAAAGATTGTAAATAGTGATCCTGCATTTGAGATATTACTTAAAAAAGCAGGATATGATCTGAATCTATCTAAAATGGATGACGAAACATTTGCTAAAGTAACAAGTGATGATCCAAATAGTGTTCGTTCACGTGCAAAGAAAATAATGCTTAAACAATTTGAATTATTCAAAGACGGTCGTTTGGGTGTAATAGTTGACGGAACAGGTGATAATTATAGCAAAATATCAAAGCAAAAACAAGAACTTGAAAAACTTGGATACGATTGCTATATGGTGTTTGTAAACACAACACTTGATGTGGCACAACAAAGAAACGCAATGCGTAAGAGAAAACTTCCAAGAAAAATAGTAAAAGATATTTGGACAGATGTTCAAAAAAATCTTGGTAAGTTTCAAGGTTTATTCAAAGCAAATTTTGTTATAGTAGATAATTCAGAAGATACTCGTAGTAAAACAAAACCTGGTAGATTAGATTTAGTTCCACGATTAATGAAAGAAGTTGCAAGATTTATATCCAAACCAATTAAAAATCCAATTGGAAAGAAATGGGTTAAAATGATGATGGCACATGATAAAATGAGTAAAAGTGGTGATAAAAGAAATCGTGTTACAGAAGAACTTGATTTAGTAAAGATGGAAGATGTTGTTCTTCCTATGGATTTAGAAAGGCACTTAAGTCGTTCTATTCATGTAATTAAAAAATTTAATTTAAATGAAAGAAAGAATTTAGCAGTATTAACACGATTGGTGGAAAGTTTACAACTTAGCAGAAATCAGTTAGTAAAGTATTTTCATAAAATTCGTACTATGAAATTTAAAGGAGAGGACTGATATGTTTGATGTTATTTTTGACGAACTAATCAAAGAAGATAAACTAGGAGAAACCTGGAGAATAGAACTTGCTCCAAATCATTCTCGTTATAGTTTTTCGTCAAAAAAGTCCGGAAATGAAAATTGGGCAAAGGCACTTGCTATGAAGTTATTGAAACAAGATAAAGATGACTACAAATTCATCGGAATATTCAGTGAGGGTGAAACTGACGATGGACCAATTGTCGATGGTTATATTTTTCATTGTACGGAAGAGTATTTTAATAACGTTCCACACTTGCACCGTGACAAAAGAAAAGCAATTAGACAACATCTTAAAACAAGTAAAATAATTGAGTATTTTGAGGATTAACATGAGCATTAAAGAATATAAAAGATATAAAGATGATCCTTTTTGGATGAAATCAAAATATGATGGAGTATCTGGTGAACAAAGGTTACCTGTTCAAAGAAGACTACGCAAGGGTGGGATTAAGTTTAAAAAAGGTGATGAGATTTTATATTACCCAAAAGGTAAAGTGATTATGGTAGGAAAAGAAGCAGAGCAAGCATGGAGAGATTTTCAATCGGCTGCTTCTGATGAAGATTTTTATATGTCGCAATACGAGGAGTCAATTAATATGGAAAAAACAAATGAAATTAAATTAACAAGTCCAGAGTACAAAAAAGCAATTAACTTTATGTCTGATATGCATTCTAGTATTCTTAAAGCAAAAGATAAAGTTATCAGTTTTTTGAGAAGAAAGGGATATGATGATATGGCAGATGAACTTGATGGAATGTCTAAGATTGAGTTCAACAAGTTTGTTCAACGTAAAGTATATGAAGAAAAGTTAAGAAAAGAAATAAGAAATATTCTTACTGAGATTTTAAACAAATAGTGATCACAAAAAATACAGATATTTTAACCAAAAAACTTACTGATTATTTGGTTGAGGAAACTTTAGAGGAAGACTCTAAAGTAAAAACTATTCTTGGAATTTATCCAGGAAGATTTCAACCTGCTGGTATACATCACTATAAAACATACAAGCATTTAAAAAAGAAGTTTAGCAAATCTTTTGTTGCAACCAGTAATAAAACTAATACAACAGATAGTCCACTGAATTTCAAAGAGAAAAAAATGGTATGGCTAAAGCATGGGGTTAAAGATGTTGTTGCTGTTAAGAATCCGTATGTGTGCGATGAAATTACTAAACGTTACGACGAAGATACTACAGCGGTTGTTTTCATGTTTGGTGAAAAAGATGCAGGACGATTAAAAACAACAAAGGCAGATGGTTCACCTGCTTATTACCAACCATACGAAGAAAATAAAAGAAATTTAAAAGGTTTTAAGCAACATGGTTATTTCATAGTTGCTCCTCACGTGAGTATTAAGGTGCTTGGCAAAGAAGTAAGTGGTACACGAATAAGAGATTTACTTGGTTCTCCTAAACACGATGAAATGACAAAAATTCAAGCATTTGAGGAATTGTTTGGTTGGTACGATGAAAAGATATTCAAATATTTGACAAAAAAATTCGGAACATTGTTTGAGAATAGAGAAATTTATGAAAGTTTCATACATGAGTATCCAAACTTAGAAGGTTATATAAATAATTTACCAAATGTATGTAATGAAATAAGTTCTGTATTTGCACATGGAAAATCATTAGTAGATGATGGACCGAGTGTGTTTTATACAAGTGGAAACTATAAGAAATATGCCGATGATGATGCGACTGAGGTCGGATATGATGTCTTAAATTACTTACTTGGAAAAAATAATGTAAGTCAAGATAAAGATTATCGTCACTTTGGTGAATATGCTGGACCTGTTCCTGCGGTTTCTTATTATCCAGCGGGTTCTATTGATGTTGGTTCACCCACTAACCAAATTAATATTGAAGAAACACTAAAAGCATATAATACTTGGTTTAATTTTATTAAAGAAGTCGCACAAACAACTGGATTTAAACTTGTTGATTTTATTGGTGCTAAAGATTCGGTTCGTAAAAAAGATGAACAAGGTGATGAAAATTTAAAAACAGATAATGTCATTGATATTGAAAAAAACGAAAAGCAAGACAAAATAAAAATTGGAGTTCATGGGCAGGTAACTGAAGGAAAACTTCTTACAGAAGGAGGTGCAGCTGGTCATATGAGTCATCCATTTGATGATCGTGATTTAACATTTGGTGATTTAAAGGAAATGATTCGTAGATCACTTGCAGGTGAATTAAATGTTGAAAAAGAAGTTACTGAAAAACTTGATGGACAAAATTTAATGTTTTCTTGGAAAGATGGTGAGTTGGTGGCTGCGAGAAATCAAGGTCATCTAAAAAACGCAGGTGCGGCTGCACCTAATGTAAAAGAATTTTCAAGTATATTTGCTGATCGTCCTGAGAACATTCGTGATGCGTTTGTAAGTGCAGTTGAAGATTTGGAAACTGCTATATCAGGCCTTACGGATGCACAAAAGAATAAAGTATTTCGTGAAGGTGAACGTTTTATGAATATAGAGGTAATGACACCTGCAACACAAAATGTTATTCCTCAGAATGTCGATATGTTGGTATTTCACGGAACACAAGCATATGATTCCGCAGGAAAACCAGTTAGTGTAGATTCCGAAGGAAATGATATAACAGGTGAACTTAAAGATTCTGCAAGAATGCTTAAAGGTATGTTGAAACAAATAAATGCAGATGTTCAAAGTCGTTATTCATTGAATGCACCGATTGTGGTGGAACTTCCTAAAAGCAAAACATTTGGAGATTCTTATGCAAAGTATTCTGCTAAAATAGATAAACTGAAAAATAAATTTAGATTAAAAGACAACGACAAAGTAATGAAGTATCATGATTCTTGGTGGAGAGATTTACTGAACAAACAACAAACAAAAACTAAAGAGATATTTCCATCAAACGTATACGAAGCACTTATTGGTCGTTGGGCATATAATGATAAGTCTAACAAAATTACTACAATTAAAAAAGACTTATCTGATCACCCAAAGTTACTTGCGTGGGTCACTAAGTTTGAAAAAGAAGATATTACAAAACAATTTGAAGAAAATATGTGGCCATTTCAATTCATCTTTTTGAAATTGGGTGCGGAAGTATTAAAGAACGTAAAAGGATTTGTTGCGGCCGGTGGAAGTGATGATATTGCAAAAGCACTTGATACTCATGTTAAAACACTTGAAGGCAAGAAAATAAGTTCTGTTGAATCACCTGATAAGTTTAAGAAAGATATGGAGAAACTAAATAAGAATCTTGCTCGTCTTAATTCTATTGGAGGAAGCAACGCAATTGCACCAAGTGAGGGTGTTGTGTTTCAATACAAAGGAGGAACATACAAACTCACAGGTACATTTGCACCCATAAATCAAATTATGGGTATAATGAGATTTTAATCATGGAAGAGAAAAAGTTATCTAGAATCGCACGTAGAAAACTTTCACAGGCCGCAAGACGAACTGCAAAGAAACGTGCAACTAAAAAGAAACTGTTTGCGAAAAGAATGAAGTCTCCTGCCAAATTAAAAGCAACTGCTGAGAAGGCAGCCAAGAATCTAATTGTAAAGAAAATGACAGGTGGCAAATCATATAGTAATCTTTCAGTTGGTCAAAAAGAACTTATAGATAAAAAGTTATCCAATAAAAAAGGTATTGTTGCAAAGGTCGCAAGAAAGATGCTTCCGATTGTAAAGAAAAAAGAAAAAGAACGAGTTAAAAAAGTTCGGGCAAAAAAGATTGAATCTGAAAGTCTTTCAAACCAAGAAACTATATCTCACGGAGTGCTGACTTTAAATATAAATGGATCACACCTCGAAGTATCCGCAAGAAAAAAAGATGGAAAACTAATTCCTTATACTTTTAAAGAATTAAATGATGCAAAAAAACATTGCAAAAAAGTTGGTGGAAAAACCTTTCAATCACCAAAAACAAATTTATATTATGTTGAGTTTACAAAACTGGATGGACCTATGAGTGAAGACAAAGAAAACGAAGAAAATTTAAAAGATTTAAAAGCAATACTTGATGTTGCAAAAATGCTGAGTGACAAAAGTCCTTATTTTAAAGGTCGTGGTAGTAAAAAAGAATATATTAAAATGCTAGTGCATAAAATAAAAAAATTGTCAGAAGCAAAGAAAAATAAATTACTATCAACACTCGATGCTTACAAAAAAGTAAGAAAACCAACTTTGCCAAAAAGTCGTCCGATGAAAAATAAAAAAGGATATGATCGGACAGAGTTAAAAAAAGGCAAGTATGATTAAGTTAAATGGAAATATCTATTTAAAACCAAACGAAGTTGAAAAAGAAATATCATCAGTATGTACCAAATTCAGAACATCACACCGTGCAGTCCTACCTAAACAAGTTAAGTATCTTGATAGAGAGTTTGTAGCTTCTATCCAAGATGAAGGACTAAAACTATCATTACAGTGTGGATATTTATATGGATGTGGAGAAGAATACTGCTCTGTAAAAAAAGTCATTCTGTGTATACATGATAGAATGAGAAAAGAAGAACATTGTTCCAACGAATTAAGATTTATGCAATATGATTTAAGTGATTCTCAACGAGATAAATATAGAACTCAATACGAGAACTTTTTAATAAATGTTTTTTTGAATGAGTGTATTAAAAAATTAGAAATACTATCATAGTATTTGACAAAAAATAAAAAATATGGAATAATAATAGGTTATGGCAAAAATGGATAAAGATGACTTAAAGTACGTTATTAAACGATCAAAAAAACTATTCAAAGGTGAAGAGATACCAAAAGTACATGGGTACGAAGGTGAAAACGAAGAAGTCAAGGTTCGTGCAGTTGGTGAAATATGGACCGACAAAGACGGAAAAGAGTGGAAACAAATTGGTGCTAATACTAAAGTCAGAACCGAAACTGTTTTTGATAAATTAAGAAAACTAGCAAGAAGTGCTCCAAATTGTCCTAAAGAAGTTTGTACGTGTGATACTACTAAATTCTTAGATAAACGAATGGTTGCTATGAAAGGATTGTGTTTTGATTGTGTCCAAGAATACGAGCAGAAGTTAAAAGATGAAGGAAAGTACGAAGACTACGAAAGAAAGACAATGCTTGAGAATGAAAAAAGTTTTTTACTAGATGCTAAAATCAAAATGGGTGAATCTAAACATTACATTGAAAATGATCCTCAATTTCTAAATGAAGATGGTTCTCTTGAAAAATGGAATATACCCGAGAAGTCTAAACTACTAGATGAACTTAATGCTGACATCGTAGAAGTTGATGACCGAATTAAGAGTATTGAAAAAGAACTTGAAGAATTTTCACAATGTGATTTTTAAAAGTTTCGACGATACCTTGAAACTTTTTATATTATAGAAAATTAAATACATATATATTTATTCTTAATGGCAGGTAATCAAAAAGTACCATTAAGAGAAATAATAAAACAAGAGTATACAGAGTGTTTGAAGTCACCTATATACTTTATGAAAAAGTATTGTAAAATCCAACATCCAACCTTGGGTACGATACCATTCCACTTATATGAGTTTCAAGAAAAAACACTTGAAAGTTTTAAAGACGAGCAATTTAATATTGTATTAAAAGCAAGACAAATGGGAATATCCACTCTTGTATCGGGATATGCATTGTGGTTGATGACCTTTTTTACGGATAAAAGTATTCTTTGTATTGCTATCAACCAAGAAACTGCAAAAAACATCGTTACGAAAGTAACACATATGTCCGAACATCTTCCAAGTTGGTTGCGTAGTGAATGTACAGAAAAAAATAAACTCAGTATGCGTTTTAAAAACGGAAGTAATATTCGTGCAGCCTCAAGTAGTGTAGATGCTTCTCGTTCATCATCATTGAGTTTACTTATCGTGGACGAGTGTGCGTTTATATCAAACATGGAAGATATATGGACTGCATCACAATCTACAATTACAACGGGTGGTCGTTCTATTCTATTATCAACTCCAAATGGTATCGGTAACTTTTTCCACAAAACTTGGGTTGGTACTATGGATGGATCAAATGACTTTAATCCAATTAATTTGCATTGGTCACTGCATCCTGAACGTGATCAAAAGTGGAGAGACCTACAAACAAAAGTTCTTGGAGAAAAGGATGCAGCTCAAGAGTGTGATTGCGACTTTATAAGTAGTGGTCGTTCGGTGGTGGATGCAAGTTTAATTGAATGGTACAAAGAAAGCACGATGCGTGAACCAGTAGAAAAAAGAGGAGCAAACAAAGAATATTGGATATGGGAATATCCAAATCATAACAAAGATTATGTAGTTGCGGCCGATGTTGCGAGAGGAGATGGACGAGATAAAAGTGCTTTTCATGTATTTGATGTAGAGGGTGTAAGGCAAGTTGCTGAGTTTAAGGGTGAGGTGGAAACAAAAGATTTTGGTAATTTATTGGTTGCGGTTGCAAGTGAGTTCAACGGAGCATTGTTGGTAGTGGAAAATGCAAATATAGGTTGGGCAGTATTGCAACAAATTATAGATAAAGGATACAACAATTTATATTACACTCAACGAGACTATCAATACATAGATGAGTTTTCACAACATACAAATAAATTAAATAGAATGGAGAAGAAACAGGTACCTGGATTCACAACATCTATTAAAACTCGTCCACTAATTATCAGTAAAATGGAACAATATGTGCGTGAAAAAGAAGTTGAAATTGTATCAGAAAGAACATTAGAAGAACTTTTTACATTTGTATGGAACGGACAAAAAGCAGAAGCAATGCAAGGATATAATGATGATTTGGTTATGAGTTTATGTATTGCACTTTGGGTTCGTGATACTGCATTACGATTTCGTTCGGAAAATATTGAAACACAAAAAAGTCTATTTGATTATATGGGAAGTACCACTAATATGGATGCTGGTAAAAATTATCGTCAAAACGGACTTGAATCAAATCCATATGAAATGAAGAACCCACGTGGAGGAACTGAAAGTTTAGACTGGTTGCTTCAATAACAAAACAATAAGGAGAAAACAAATGAAGATAACGCAAAATATACTCATAACAGTGGGACTATTATTTTTTACCGGAGGTTGTACAACGCAATCATTATTACCAACACAAGGAGTATATACCGAATCATCATTTGAAACATATACGCAAGTTGAGGGTGTCGTTGAAAATATAGAGATTGGAAAAACAAAGTATTCTGATTTAGTCAAAATGGGATTAGACTTAGAAAATATCCCAAATGTAAAACGACTTACTTATCTTGATGTTATGAGTAAATTTAAATTAGATAGTCCGTCAAGATATACATTATTTAATAAGATTGAGTTACCTGCTGGTGTTCTAAAGATGTTAGCAGCCAGAGAAGATGGACTTGCATATGAAATAAAGTTAGAAAGAATCAAAAACCAAAGAGAAGGAAGTGTCATTTTAGATATACTAAACTTTAGAAAAAATGTACACACAACTGGATGGAAAATAAGTGTATTAATATTAATTGTAGATGATACCGTAGAGTATGTATTATATTCTGGTGAAAAAAATATTGATACTTTAAAACGAGAAAGAAATCCTCTTGGTCCATTTCAAGGATTTGATGGTGGTGAAATCATCGGTGCGGCTAGTGATTTAAAGTAATATATCTATTGACATATATGTATATATTTTGTAGAATCAACTACTTATAAGAATTGTTATGGCAGAAGAATCAAGAGCAAAAAAACTTTTCGGTGGTCTTAAAAGATTATTTTCAACTGGTGTAGTTGTCCGAAATATAGGTGGAAAAAAACTAAAAGTTGCAGATACAGATAACTTACAATATTCCAAAAGACTACGTGACAAGTATGATCGTATGCACACTTTGTATAGTGATTATGCAAATGGTTTTAATAATCTTGGATTTCAAAGTGCTAGATTAGAGTTATTTAGTGATTATGAAGTAATGGATACTGATCCTATTATTTCAAGTGCATTGGATATTTACTCAGATGAATCAACTACTAGAAGTGAATTTGGTGAAATTCTAAAAATTACAAGTTCAGATTCTAATGTTAAAGGTATCCTTGAAAATTTATTTTATGATATATTAAATGTTGAATTTAATTTGTGGGGGTGGATTCGCAATATGTGCAAGTATGGAGATTTTTATTTACATTTAGAAATAGAACCTGAATATGGAGTTATGAATGTAAAACCTATTTCTACATATGAAATGACTCGTATAGAAGATTCTGATCCTGAAAATCCACAACTTGTTATTTTCAAACAAGAAGGTTCTGCTAGAGCAGATTATGAAAACTATGAAATTGCACACTTTAGATTATTGGGTGATACGAATTATTTACCTTACGGTAAAAGTATGGTAGAGTCCGCAAGACGATCATGGAAGCAACTTCAACTTATGGAAGATGCTATGCTCATTCATAGAATAATGAGAGCACCTGAAAAAAGAATGTTTTACATCGATATTGGTAATATCCCACCAAACGAAGTTGATAATTTTATGCAAAAGGTTATCAATAAGATGAAAAAAGTTCCGTTTGTTGACGAAAAAACAGGTGATTACAATCTTAAGTTCAATATGCAAAATATGACCGAAGACTTTTTTATGCCAGTTCGTGGTGGTGATAGTGGAACTAGAATTGAAAATCTTGGTGCTATGACTTATGACGGAACTGATGACATCGAGTATATTAAAAACAAAATGATGGCTGCACTTAAAGTTCCAAAAGCATTTTTAGGGTATGATGAAAGTATAACAGGTAAAGCAACATTAGCAGCCGAAGATATAAGATTTGCGAGAACAATTGAGAGACTGCAAAGAATTACAATAAGTGAGTTAACAAAAATTGCGATTGTTCATTTATATTCACAAGGTTATACCGATGCTAAGTTGGTAGATTTTAGTTTGAAATTGACTAATCCTTCTACTATTTTTGAAGAAGAACGTGTAAGAATTCTTTCCGAAAAATTAAATACTGCACGTGATATGATTGATGCTAAGATGTTTTCAAAGAATTGGGTTTATGATAAAATATTTGGATTACCTGAAAATGAAATCAATGAAATTAGAAGTGATTTCGTAGACGATGCAAAAGAATTTTTCCGTCTTGAGAGTATTCAAAATGAAGGAAATGATCCCGCAGATCCGAATCAAGCAGTAGATGCCGATGAAGAAGATAGTTGGGGTTTTGGTAAAATGGATACGCAAACCGAAAAAGATGAAGATGCAATCCACCAAAGAAAGAAAGAAGAAAAGAAAAGAAAAAATGCTAATAAAAAATACGATCATCCTGATGAAAAACCTATGGGAAGAGACCCACTTGGTGCAGATGAAAGACGTGTTAGTGGAAGGGATTGGGGTGACTCCCCACTTAAACTTGAATCAGACTTAAATAAGTTAGATTCATTCTTAAATAAAAATAAAAAAATAAAAAAAGAATCGGGAATTTCTAAATTAATCTGCGAAAAAACTAAAGACAAAACGCAAACTACTGAAAAAAAAGAAGTAGATTATCTAGATGATAAAAATATAATTGAAAAATAATTAGTTAAAATCTAATTTATATTTATATTTATATTCAAATATATATTTTAAAGAACATTAATGTGAAGAAACTCAAACATAGTAAATACAAAAATACTGGTATTTTATTTGAACTTTTGGTAAGGCAAATTACTGCTGATATACTAGACGGTAATGAAAAGTCGTCTGCAAATTCCTTATTAAAAAAGCACTTCTGTGAAAATACTTGTTTGGGAAAAGAACAAAGACTTTATCAACTTTTAATAGAAGAATCAACAAATGATAAAGCAAAAGCAGAATCATTGTTGCATGAAGTAAAAGAAAGTCATCAAAAACTATCTAATAAAGATTTAGCAACTGCAAGATATAATCTTGTAAAAGAAATAAAAGAAACATATCCTATTAACGATTTATTTCGTGCCAAAATTAAAAATTACAAGACCTATGCTAGTATCTACAAATTATTTGAGAGTCACAATCCAAATACTTATTGTGACCCGAAAGAAATTTTTGAATCAAAAAATACTATAATTGGAAACTTAGTTTCTGCTCACGATAAATCAAACGGAAATGTTGATGTAAGTGATTACGAAAAGCAAAATGAAGATTTACGGTTAATTACCTATAAACTTTTGGTTGACAATTTTAATAAGAAATACAGTAAACTTGACGAATCACAACAAACTTTATTGAAAAATTATATTCACAATATTTCAAATACCAATAGTTTGAGAGAATACATAAACGAACAAGTACCTCAAATAAAGAAAAGTATTTCAAAGTATTCCAAGAATATAGATGACGAAGTTGTCAAAATAAAACTAAAAGAAGTGGTATCTCAGTTAGAAAAAACAACTGAAGGTCGTGTGGTTAGAGATTCTCAAGTGTCTACATTACTTATGAGTTATGAGTTAATAAAGGAACTTAAGAAAAATGCCAACAACGAGAAATGAACTAAAGAATTTAATTCGTAATTTAGTATCAGAAATTTTAGAAGATGATACTGAGATAAATGAAATGAATACCACTGCGAACGCAGAAGGCTATCAAACTCCTCATGCGTTTGCAGGCACCGATGAAAAAACACACAAGAAAAAAATTAAATCACGTGCAGAGGTATTTGATTACAAAACAACCGAAGATGAAAAAAATAATACGGTAAAACTAAACGAAGGTAAGAGTTTATATCATATAATGAGAGATCATCCGGATTACAGTCCCACTCAAAAAGTTGGGGTTATGGTTAGGGAAATTAACAAAAATATAAACGAAATTGATAAATTAATAAATCTAGTTTCAAAATACAAGTCCGAGAATAGTGTAAATTCACAAAAATACTGGAGAACAACTCGTAGGTTTCTTGAAAAAATAGACGAAAAGATTAAGACAATTTCACATAAAATGAAAGACCTAAAATAATGAAAAATTGTACAAGATTAGATGTAGTATCATCAAGCACAATAAGCACCGAGCAAAAATTAAGAGAATTGGTAACAAAACAAAAGAATCCTAAAAAAGTAGTTGCTTCGTCTGAAGGAAAATCACTTGCTTCAAAATTAGGAAAGAATTGGAAAGCAGTTGGAAACTCTGCTGAAATAACAAACACACTTGATGAAATTTCTGGAACAATTAAAGTCACCCGTGATCAAAAAACAAATCATTATTCGTTTAATATTAGATTTGATATGAGTGCTTTAAATAAAAAACGTGCAATAAACACAGATACAATCAAGCAAGAAATAAGTAATGGATTACTTGCGTTGGTAAAGTCTTCTGCTGATTTAGGAAATCAATTGGGAGACTAATCAAATGTGCGAGTGTAGTTGTAATTCTCAATTAAACGAAGAAACTGATCCTGCACTTGAACAGTACAAAAAAGTTCTTAAAGACTTGGGTAATTCGGTAAAGTCTGCTCACAAAACAACTGAAGGTAAAAAACTTTCAATTGAATACTGGAAAGACGTAGTTAAACTTTTAAAAAAAGCAAAACTAGGAATTTCTATGATGGAATTGGGAATTGATGATGAAGAAGAACTAGAAACAGACCACGATGCAACCACCAAAAAAGTAAAATCTAAATCTGATGGTGAAGCAGGTGGTGAAGCAGGTGGTGAAGCAGATTCTGAAAAGTCAGAGTCTAGTTCTGATGAAAACGAAGACGATGATACTTCTAAAAAATTATCTGCATTGGGATTAAAAAACGAAGAAGCAAAATCAAAATCACAACAAAGATTATTTGGTATGGTTCATGCACTTAATAATGGTGAATTAAAAAAGTCAGATGTAAGTGATAATTTATATCAAAAAATTAAAAAGATTTCTGATGGAATGACAAAAAAAGATGCAAAGAAGATGGCAAAAACAAACCACGATGATCTTCCTGAAAAAGTTCCATCAAACGAATATTACGACACACTAAATCATTTATCTATTTTATTAAGTGAAAGTGGGTGTTGTGTGAAAGAATCTGATGGTGCTGAGTTTAGAATAAATCGCAATAATCGTATTCATACTATTAAATTTGAAGATAAATTCCACTTAGTTTCTGAGAGTTATATTTTTGAACTTGGAACACCAAATGACATTCAGAATGTAGTAGATACGTTTGTAAAACTTACTTCTAATTCCGAAGACTCTCTTCAATACGAATATAATACATCTTTAAATTAAATTGTTTTTGTAAAAATAGACAATTAAATCGCAATACGTATATACTTATTTATTGATATGGCAAAAAAAATATTAGTATCCACAATGCCCTTTGAATTCTCACCTGAACAAATAAGTGAAAGTATAGATAAGAATTCAGGAAGATTAATTGTCAGAGGTATTTTACAAAAAGCATCCGAGCAAAATCAAAATGGTAGAGTTTACTCACGACCTTTGTTAGAACGGGAGGCAGGAAAATATCAACAATTAATTGATGATAGACGAGCACTTGGTGAATTAGATCACCCTGAAAGCAGTGTAGTGAATTTACAAAATGTAAGTCACAATGTAACTAAGATGTGGTGGGATGATAATAATCTTGTAGGTAACGTTGAAGTTCTTGGAACACCGAGTGGAAATATTTTGAAAGAGTTGTTTAAAAGTGGAATTACTTTAGGAATTAGTTCACGTGGGATGGGTACTACCCGTGAACATGAGGGTAAAACAATGGTAAACGACGATTTTGAATTGGTTGCATTTGATTTTGTAAGCAATCCGTCAACCCGTGGTGCATTTTTAGAACCCGTAAATTTAAATGAATCAGTAAATCTTGAGAATAAAGTTTTTACTGAAGGTCGTGTTTGCACAAAATATTGTAAGGTAGAAGGAGTTATACACGAAATTTTAGGTGAACTTGGAGAAATGTAAAATGAGTACTGAGATTAAAAATGCAATTAAGTCAGCAATCCTTGAAGTATTAAAGGAAGAAAAAGCAAAGCAACTGAATGAGTTTAATCCAGACACAGGTAGATTTGAAGATGAGGGATTATCATCTGAACAAAAAAAACTTACATCAGAGAAGATTTCAAAGTTTGGTAATTATCAAAAGTATATAGCACTTGAAGCAAAAGATATGGATGTGGCAAAAGACATTTGTAATATCGTTGAAAATGCATCTAAATATATTTTAAATGAAACTGATGATTGGTTTGATGCGATGAGTGTTAAAAGAAATCTTAAAGAAATTAAAACTATGGCAAAAGAATTCTACAAGACTGCACAGGAACGACAAGTTTACACTCAACGGATGCAGAGTTTGTACGAAGATATGGGTAATATACTAAACAGATATTTTGAAATTAACGGAGAAATAACCGATGAACAAAAGTGAACTTAAAAAATTTGTAAGAAAAGTTTTGCTTGAAAAACTTGATTGTAAACCAAATGTACATGGTAAACTAATTAAAAAGACTATTAGTTTTCGTGGAATTAATAGAGAGTGTGTTGCCGAAGGAACAATTGAGGATGCCAACTTATACGCACATGAAAATAATCTAGAATATGTAAACTCTGACGATTCATACTTTGGTGGTCACTTTATAAGTGAAATGACTTCGTATGAATTTCAACCTGATCCTGAATTTTATGGTGAGATTATGGAAACAAATATGACTGCACGTGAACAACTTGCAAGAATTTGTGGATCAAATGACCAAGTTCTTACAGAAGTAGATGCTTCAAACGCAGAAAACTTGGTAGAGTTTATATGCTCATCTGAAGAATTTAAAAGTAATTATACAGATATAGTATTTGAAAACATAAAAGAAAGTATCAATAACAAACTTCACGACAAATCACAATTTAAAAAATCATTTTCTTATCTCATTGAACAATCAATTAAATCATCAACCGAAGATGAATTGAATATGTCAGATGCAGAAGTTAACTACGCAACTGAAGTTTTATCAAAACGATTTTTTAAAGAAAACACTTCCTCCACAGAAAAGGCATCAGAATCAACTGAAACAAAATGTGGAAAAAAATCTTTTAAAGAAGGAAACGCATTTGAAAATATGCAAAGAATAGTATCAAACCATAGAATATTTCTATAAGGAAACAAAATAATGAAAATAACAAAATCAGAATTAAGAGAAATTATCCAAGAAGTAGCAGACGAACTTGGTCTATTTGAAGGTCTTACGGCTGCTCAGGAAAAACTACCAGAACCATTAAAGAAAGCAATTCTTAAAAAGCAAGGAAAGTCCGATGACTCCGAGGATGAAAAGACGGATGTAGAAGAAGGTCTTACTAAAGCACAAGAAAAGTTACCAGAACCTCTCAAAAAAGCAATTCTTAAAAAGCAAGGAAAGCAAGAAGAGTCTGACGATGATTCTGAAGAAGAGAAAATTGAAGAAGGAAATGCGTTTGGTGCGGCTGTTAAGAAGGCAAGAGAAAACGGAGAAAAAGAATTTGAAGTGGGTGGAAAGAAATATAAACTCAAAGAAAAGAAAGAAATCACTGAACAAGAGGATACTGAAGAATTCGTAGGTGATTCGTCTGATGAAGATGTAGAAGAGGGAAATGCATTCGGAGCAGCCGTTAAGAAAGCAAGAGAAGACGGAGAGGACGAATTTGAAGTAGACGGAAAGACATACAAAGTAACAGAGCAGTCCGATTCATCAGACATAGGAAAAAAAGATAATCACGTTGATGTAGCAGATTGTAAGGATTGTGATGATCCGGGAGAAGGTAAACTTACGAATGAAGATGTTGATGAAAGTATTGCTGAGTTTGAAGTTGACGGAAAAACCTATAAAGTAGGACAAAATTGGTCAAAAATCACACTTGCAGAAAAACTAGATAGAATGCTTGGAAATCGTAAAGTTTTGTAAAATACTACACCAAAACACTTAAAAAACTAAAAAAGGGAAGAAAATCTTCCCTTTTTTTATATATTTTTGTATATTTTTAAATATTTGTTTATGTAAGTATATATTTATCTTTTCAAAATGTTCTTACTTTATTAAGAACAACTAAAAAAAGGTTTTAATTATTTGAAGTCCTATTAAAATGACTTTATCAAACTAATCTATAAAGGATAATTAACCATGAGTAAATTACTTAAAGAAGCTATTGCTGATGCGAAAGCAGTTCGTGAGACAGCCCTTGCCAACGCAAGACTTGCTCTCGAAGAAGCATTCGCACCACGTTTGCAAAGTATGCTTACCAAGAAACTCAGAGAAGAAGAATTAGAATTAGACGACGAAGAATCAGAAGACGAAGTTTCTGATGAAGTTGAAGAAGGTTCTTACTTTGAAGATGACGAGGAAGTAGATGTTGCAGATGAAGCACCAGAAGAAGAATCCGCTGAAGAAGAAGCACCTGCTGAAGAAGCACCTGCTGAAGACGAAGTTGGAGGAGAAGAAGAAATCGCTGACGAAATCGAAGATCTTGAAGGAGACGAAGAAGAAGCAGTTGAAGAAGATTCATTTGACCTTGATACTATTATTAGGGAACTTGAACAAGAAATTGAAGAAGGTTCATACTCTGAGGAAGACGAAGAGGTAGAACTTGAAGAAGCATCATGTTCAGAAGACGATGAAGAAGAAGCAATTGAAGAATCTGAAGATTCTGAAGAGGAAGAAGAAGCAGTTGAAGAGCAATCTAAATCATCTGAACTTGGAAAAGGTGGAGACGAACACGTAGTTGTTGCTGATAGTGACGACGAAGAACTTCCTGCTGAAACCAAGACTGTTGCTGGTGATCCAGGAACAGAAGGTGAAGAAGAAAAAGTTGCCGAAATTGACGAAGAAATTGATATTGAGATTGTAGAAGAATCCGAAGAGTCTGAAGAAGAATCTGAAGAAGAAGCAGTTGAAGAATCAATTGAAGAGTCTGAAGACGAGGAAGACGAAGAAATCAATCTTGAAGAAATCCTTAAAGAACTTGAGGAAGAAACCAACATTGAAGACGAAGAAGAATCATCTGAAGAAATCTCCGAACTCAAAAGTGCTAACGAAAAACTTCAAAAAGAAAATGATGAATACCGCAAAGTTTATAAATTTTTGCGAGGTAAGTTAAATGAAGTAAATCTCCTTAATGCAAAGTTACTTTACACAAATAAGTTGTTTAAGAAACACGCACTAAGTGAAGATCAAAAGTTGAAAGTCGTAGAAAGTTTTGACCTTACGAAGAATGTTCGTGAAGCAAAATTGGTATACGCAACACTTGGAGAGAGTTTTAGAACTCAAGCAACAGAAGTAGTGGAAGAAGCAAAGTCTGCTCCTAAAAAGAAAAAGACAGAAAAGAATCCATTGACAGAAGGTATTGCATCCAAGGCAATCCAATCAACAAAACCCTCCAAGAAGATTTTATCTGAAGGCAACGAACTTGCTGACAGATTTAAGAAACTTGCAGGCATTAAATCATAACAAAAATTCAAATTATATTGAGGATAAATTAAAATGAGTGAAATCAGTAAATTATTAAAGGAAAGTAGCAACCCTCAAGAACGTCTTATGGCAGAAACCCGTGGTTTGGTATCAAAATGGGAAAAAACAGGACTTCTTGAAGGAATTTCTACTGACACAGAAAAGAGTGGTATGTCCATTCTTTTAGAAAACCAAGCAAAGCAATTGATCGACGAAGCAACACGCACAGGTACTTCTTCTGGATCAGAAGAGTGGAGTGGAGTAGCACTTCCACTTGTACGTCGTGTATTCGCAGAAATCGCATCAAAGGAATTCGTTTCCGTTCAACCAATGAATCTTCCATCCGGATTGATTTTCTACTTAGACTTTAAGTATGGAACAGCACAATCTCGTCAAGGTAGTGGAAGTCTTTTCGGTGGTGACGGAGGAAAACTCGGTTCAACCGATTCAGCAACAGGTGGTCTCTACGGAGAAGGACGTCATGGTTACTCAATCAATGACGTAAGTGTATCATTGGCTGCAAGTAGTGGGAAAATCACTCTTCCAGGTGATGCTGATCTTGACGGTGTTCGTGCATTCCAATTCAAAGACTCTGCTGATAAAGTAGTAACAGTTGATGCTGACGGTAATGTTGCAGGAGCAGCTGACGGAAATGGTACTCTCCAGTACCACAAGAAAACAACCGACATCACCCGTGGTGATTTCGAAGACAATAATGTAAACGGAGGAGATTCCGATACAGATACAGGTCTTAGACAAGA